TCTGCTGCGTCCAGTTACCCGGCCCTGCCGTCGCGCCGACCGCGAGCTGCATGACGAGGTACTTGGAGTAGCTGTTCAGGTTGTTCGACTGGTACGAGTTGGTGTCCCACGTCGCCTTGTTCCCCGACGTATGAACCGTCGCGGACACGTTGGCGAAGGTGGACGCGGCCGTCGTCCCCTGCACGTACGTCACGTACGCCCCGGTGAAGAACAGCGTGGTGGACGAGTCCACCGTGCTGTTGAACCACACCTTGAAGTTCTGGACGTAGTTCTGGGGGGTCGCGGTGATCTTGAGCCGGATCCACTTCTCGTACGAGTTGGTCCCGACCGTGATGGGGTTCGCCTGCCGGTTGGCAAGCAGGTTGGTGCCGTTGTCCGCAGACTCGAGGTCGATGCCCGTGACGGAGTCAGCGAGCGTGGGACCTGCGCCATAGGACACCGACAGGACGAGAGTCGCTGCCATGTCTGGCTCCTCTGTATAGCCCTAGTCCTACGACTTGGATGGAGTCTTGGGCTTCGATGCTTGCGACTGTCCAGCCGGAGGCGCGGGCGGAGGGGTGGCGACTTCCTTGGCTGTGAGGACGTCATCGACGGTCACGACGCCAAGGGGCGTGTTCGCCATGAGCTTGTTGTACGGGTTGTTCTCGTCGTTGGGGTCACCGAGGGGAGGACGACCTTCGTCCAGCCTCGCCTCGTTCACCGGCTTCCAAGGCATGCCTGCGAGCGCCAACTTGTTGATGTTGGCCTTTGACATGGACTCCTTGATGTTGAGCCGCGTGAAACGGAAGGCGAGGTTGTTCTTGGAGCCTCCGTACGAACGGTCCCAGACGATCTCCCGCGTGAAGTAGTCCTGCACGAGCGCGAGCAGCGGACGAAGACCCCGATCCTCGGTCATCTCCATCTGCGTCTCTGACGTTGCCCTGTTGATGTCGAAGGTGATGCCCAGATCCTGAGGGCTGATCCCGTACACGGCCGCGATCTTCCTCACCAGATACTGGAGCCACTCCTGATACTGCATCTCTCGGTTGCCGGGGCGGAAGGGAACGAACTTCGCGCCCTTCGTCCCGCCGATGAAGGCCATCGCACCGCGACCGGCGACCTCGGAGAGCCAGTAGCTCTTGAAGCCCTCGACCATCTCCGGTCTGGCTGTCTCGCCGAGGTCGAGCATCCCGTCCGGGGCTGCGTTCGTCACCTGACGGACGTTGTACTGGCTGCCGTTCACCTCGGCGTCGATGGTCGTCTTGAGCGTCTCCAACGGAGAAAGCCCGAGGACGGAGTACGTCCTCGGGTTCGCCATGATGTAGACGAGCTCGTCGTTCTTGAAGGGGACCTCGTACTGGGGCGTGGGAACCCACCAGTACCGCGTCTCGTCGGGGTCGCCATCCCAGAGGGTGGAGACCTTGACCTTCGCCCCGTCCGTGCCATGGAGAGCGGCGATACCTCCGCCGAGGTTGCGCTCCTTCTCGATGACGCCAGCGTCAAGGACGAGGATGTCCTCGAGGATCGGCTCGACCCACGATCGGAAGGACTCAACGGAGAGGTTCGGCCTGTTGAAGAGCTCCCTCTGCTCCGCCTGCAGGGACACGTTGAAGTCCTTCGTCTGGTCGAAGGGGACGATGTCCCACTCGGCTGACGAGATCTGCGCCTTGCGGATGTTGACCGCCGCCCGCACCCACTCCGAATGCTCCGCCCAGTTGCGGAAGAGGGCCGCAGATGACTTCCCGACCCTGCCTCGCTCTTGGAACAGAAGAGCGGAGCTCCCCGGGGGCAAGTTCTTGGGTGACGTCCGGTACGACCGGGTCAGCATGTCCGTGATGACGCCCATCAGCCTTGCTCCCGAAAGTGCGCTGCAAGGACCCTGTCCTGCTGGGCGTTGAGAAAGTCAGACTCGACCTTCTTGTTCGCGGCAAGCATAGCCTCATCGAACGTCAACCTGTGACATTCGATGCCACGGAGGAAGTCGACGATGTACCCGGGCACGACCTTCTTCCCGTCACGAAACTCGATCTCTTCCGACTTCGAGATGTCGATGCTCATCGCTACCTCCGCAGACTGCCGAAGAAGAACTCGCTCCCTCCGAGGTCCATCGAGTACCCCAGAGCATCCACGAAATCGTCGTGCCCCTTCGGGAAGGAGAGAAGCTCGACCTCATACGCCGTCCCGCGAAGGGACGAATGATGGTGAACCTTGTGCGCTTCGTACTTCGCAGCCACGGCCCTCGCCCGTGTGGTCTTGTCAACGTCTGCCTTCTTCCCCTCGATGGGGATCTTCGGGTACGTCTCCATGACTTCTTGGATCAAGGTCGACTGGAACTGCTGCGACTCGACGATCACGAGGCCGATGTTCGGATACGCGAGCCACCCGTCGTGAACGAACTCCGCATGGTGCGACTCACGCTTGTCCCTGTACGCGGAGAGAACCCAGAAGTCGCCCGTGTCGCGGTCCTCGGCGGTCGTGACGCGAGCCGTGTAGTCGGCACGCTCCCTGACGGACGAGGCGAGGTCGACGCCCATGCGGAAGGTGAACCTCCCCGCAGGCAGGGTGTCGAAGTGGTCGAAGGGGCCGTGGAAGATGTTCCCCTCGAGGAGCCCCGAGATGTCGTTCTGGTAGGAGCAGGAGAAGAGGGCAGCGCCCATCTCGTCCTTCTCCTTGAGGAGGCGGTCGACGGGCCAGTACTCGGGCCAGTACGACACGAGGCCCTTGACGGGATCCTCTGTGAGGGCAGACACGACGTGGCTCTTCCACCCCATCCCGCCGTCGGCGAGCTTCCTCATGAAGATCTCGTAGAGGTCTTCCTCGCCCCACCGTGTACCGATCGCGACGACGACGCCATCAGGCGAGAGGCAGGGCTTCAGGGTCTTCTTGAACCACACCTCGACCGACTCGCGCTGGTCGACCGACTGGGTGTTCTCCTCGTCGAGGATGTCGTCCATGAGGATGAGGTCGAAGCGCTTGCTGATGATCGCCCCGCCGACGCCGACGGAGAACATCGTCACGTCCTTGGAGCCGTGCCAGCGGCTCCCCTTGACGAGCCACTCCTTGTCCGTCCACTTCGACGGACTGGGCGACGAACCTGGGAAGACCTCCCTGTGCGCCTCGTTCGACTCGACGGTGTACTTGATGGCCCGGCTGAAGTCCTTCGACTGCGTGTCGGTGTTGCTCACCATCCCGATGCGGATGTCGGGGTACTTCCCAACGAGCCACGAACAGAAGATGGTGTTGTCCCACGTCGTCTTCGCTCCACCTCGCGGCAGGAGGTAGACCTCGTTCTCCCGTCGGAGGACCGCGTCGAGCGTCTCGGCCACCATGGCTCGATGGTGTGACGCAGGCACGTACCCGAAGACGTACTCCCCGTACGCGAAGATCGCCTCGGGACCGTCAGTTCTCGCGAGGGTCACCAAGGCGTGGGATCGGAGATCTGCCAGAGCTTTCGGGGACGATCCCCCGAGTAGCTTCGACAATGCTTCGTAGGAGTTCTGGTCCCACGGCTCCTGAGGCGGAGAAGCTGACACCAAGGTTGCGGTCCTCGCTGATGCTGGAAGGCCGTCCGAAGAGGACGTTGAGGCGGTCGATGAGAACGGCGAGGTCCTGAGGACGGATGACGACCATCGGCTCCTCGACGTACTCGCCGTTCCGCATCACCATGCGCGTCTTCGTCATGTCGGAGCGCATCTTGGTGATCGCCTCGTCGATGGCGTCGATGGCGTTGTCGCGGACCTGTTCCTCTCGAGCAAGCCGGCGTCCCTCGGCCGTCGCCATGAGCGTGACGGCCTTGTCGGCTGCCTTGGAACGGAAGTCCTCCCTCTTTCGCACCCAGTCCCGCTTCTTGGACTGGTACGTGATGAGGGAGTGGTTGTTGATGCCGTGCATCCTCGCGAGTTCGCGGAGGCCCATCTCGCCGGAGATGTAGTCGCGCTCGATCATGTCGTAGTCGAACTTCCGGTTCAACGGATCTCCCTGCTGATGCCCACGACGTAGTCCTCATCCGTCCACACCTCGACGCTCGTGAGGCGCGGGTGTCGGGAGAGGAGGCGCTCCATGATCCACGCAGCAAGACCGGTGAGGGTCTGGCTGCCGCCGTAGAGCATGTCGCCGAGGTCGTGGAGGTGGAGCTCGCCGACGATGGATCGGAGGTCGCCGAGGATCTCGGCTCCGACCCCGCCGTCGGTCCCCTGTTCCGTGGCCCTGACGTGGAACGTGTGCCCGTGGGGGTGAGGCCCCTCCTCGGGGTCTCGATGGGCGCTGGCGAATGACGCCTCGGCGATGCAGAAGTACTTGCTCATGCCGGCTGACGAGCCTTCGCGATGTCTTCCTTGCGGGCCACGATGCGGAGGCAGTTCTCGCACGACTTCTCGGCTGGGAGCTCGTCGCTGATCGGGTCCTGCTCGGCCACCTCGAGGCCACAGAACGTGGACCTCGAGTTGTCCCTCCGAAGGGCGTGCCAACTCGTGATCTTGACCCAGATGATGTCTGCCATCGGATCCTCCAGCGGGCAAGAAGAGACGGGTCGACCCGTGAAGGTCGACCCGTCCGTTCGGGTACGGCTGTGCTACCGGCATGTCGCGGAGGTCAACCGAGAGACGACAGGGAGCAGTAGCCGTGGAACCCTATTCAGTTGTACCACAGAGCCTAGCGGCTCGTGGTCGAAGTTGCTAGACCTCCTGAGCAGACGGTTGGACAGAGATGTCGCGGAACTGGTCACTTTCGACGTTGTAGCGCCAGTCCAGCGTGTATGCATCCTCTGGTACGCACCGTACCCGGCCGTCCCAGAGACAGACGATCGAGCCGGTCATCTGGCCCCCCTTGTCCTCGTCGCGGATGATGCCGATGACGAGGACGCACGCGGACTCCATCGGCGCGAGTCCCTTGACTGCCCAGTGGTCGAGATCGAGCGTCCCGCGAGGGGGTTCGTCGAAGAGAGCGATCACTCCTCACCTCCATTCCATGAGACGTACCAGAAGCCGCCAGAGGCTCGATCGCCGCATCCATTCGGACACCGCGCTGACCACGACGGCTCGT